TCTACATGCGGGGTAGGGCCGTTTCTTCTTTTCTGATCCGGAGCGACCACATTTCTTGCCGGTCTTTACATCCCGCCAGTCTTCCTTGAACCATTTAGTTAAGCCACCCTTTGGTTTAGCCATCAGGCGTACGTCCCGCCACGCTTCTTGTACGTCCTGACCAGCCACGCATTTGCATAGGCTGATGGGTACACGTCAAACTTCTTCTTTGCCTCTGCTTTTACACGGGCATAGAGTGCTTTGTTTTTGGGGGTTGCGCCCTTCGACTTCTTTTTCTTCTTAGGTGAGGCCATGAGGTTTATCCCGGCAGGGTGTTCCTGCTTTTATCATAAAATTGAAGAGAAGTCAAGGGGGCACGTGGCCCCCCCGACAAGGTTTGTTATGTGCCAGTCGAAACGGTGGCAGACTCAACAGGGTTCTTGGAAATATCCGCAAGAACCACGTGAACACGGAAACGTGCAGCAGATTCACCAGTAGAACCAGAATCGATGACAAGTGCATCGATAGTACTTGCAGAGGTCACGACACGTGCGTTCGAGCCAGAGGCACCTGTAGCAGCCTCTAGGAACGGGGTGAAACCAGCAGCGAGGGCAGAACCGTCAATAAAACAGTCTACGTCACCGCCAGTGAAACCGATATCCAGAGTGACCGACGAGTTGCCACGAGCCTCAAGAACTTCCAGCACACCAGAAACGATCATGGTATCGGCAGGAACGTCAATCAACTTAATGACATCGCCACCAGCACCACCATCAGCGGTGTCGTGAACTTGAGAAGTCATCACGTAAGGACGTGCGACATTTCCGGGATGCCCGGTAGTTCCACCATTAGGAGTACGATCTATTTCAGCCATTATTCAGTCCTCCCTTACAGTGTGATAACGCCACGAACGAGAGATTCCGGGCGAAGGACTTTACGTCCAAACACATGGAGACCACGAACGATGTCGCTAAAGGTTTCAGTCGAACGTACAACCTCAGTCTTCGCGATGTGCGAAGCAGTTGCAGTTGAAGAGATATGACCGGCAAGGACAGGGAATTCACCCGCACCCAAACCAGTTACATCAACGGTATCAGTACCAGCAGCGTTCATTGCAGTGGACTTGTAGCAGTTAAAGCCTGCAATGTTGCCCTGCATGACAAGGCCGTTACGCAGCGGCGAGGTGCCGTCACCAGTGACCTGTACTTCTGCGAACTTAGCGCCTGCGCCAAACAGCTTCTCGTAGAAAGCCGGTGCAGCGATAAACCAGCGGTTCTCTTCCGGAACCGTCTGATCGTCGAGGGCACGTGCCATCTTGAGCATGATGTTGACAAGGTTGTCGCCAGTCTGACCAGTTAGAGGCGAACCCAGCGTACCAAGTCCTGTGACTTGAGCAGTGGTTGGGCTAGACTCTGAAGAGATACCCGCACCATCAAACATTGAGGTGAGGATATTGCCGTCGTACTTACGCTTCAAGGAGTACGCACCTGAAGAGGTGGCAAGAGCCTCGAAGTTAACGTGAGAATGACGCTCTTCGATGTCGTCAATCTTAAATGCAAAGGCGTTTGCCTGATCGACAACCATAGTTGTCTGATCGTCAGCAAGGTCTTGCGGGTTTACTACTGATCCACGAGCATACGAAGAAACCGTGATTGTAGGTTCCTTGATGATGCGAACAGTATCGCCAAAGTTCTCAATTTCGCCAGCGTAGTCGGTATTCGTAATATCTTCTGCAACCGAAGCGCGACGGAAGAATTTGAGAACTTTCTGGCTAAAGATTTCCGGTGTAAAGTTACCGGAAGGCAGGTTACCATAACCTGCAGCAGTACCAAAAGCCATTGGTTCATCCTTCCTATTTGGAGGTTAAAGTTAAGAGTTGTAGTCAATTCGGCCTTCTTGACGTGCCTTATCCAGTTCTGATTCCATTTCTTCGAACTGCCAAGGTTTCATCTTGCCGATTTCAGAAGCTTTCCAAATCTTTTTATCACCTGTTGCTTCTGTGTTTACCTGTCGTGCAGGAGTTTTTGTCACAGCGTCTGCAGCAGACGGAGATTTGGTTTTCTTCTTGGTTGTTAGGCCAATGTCGGCCTTGTAGAGGTCCACGACTCGTGCCGCCCAACGTGCATCCTTGTTGTTCTTGTAGATGCCGTCAGAGATAGAAGTCGGTTGCTCTTCGAGCCAAGAAAGGAATTTTTCATCCTTCTTGATATCGTCGAAGTCGGGCTGAAGACGTAGCAGTTCCTCGAAGGCTTTCTGCTTTTCTAACTCCTGTTCCCGCTCCTTGATGGAACCTAGTTCCTCGCGGAGTTGTGCAACCTGAGATTCAGTCTGGAGACTTGATACCGTTTGCACCACCTCAAACACGTCTGGATATCGTTCCTTGAACTCTTCCAGTTCTTCTGCAGTCTTTGGCGGTGTGACCCCACGCGGCATTTCTTGTGCGTGTTGGGTCATGGTCTTGCGAAGGGTTTCGACTTCAGTCTTGAATTCGCCTACCTTCTCGTCGTAGTGACGTTTCAAGTCGTCATACCGTTTCTTGTAGTCGTGGGTTTCTTCCTTTTTCGCTTCGACAAAGCTATCTGTTTCTTCCTGCGGAGTAGCCTCTTGGGGGTCCGCTTCTTGGGCTTCTACAGTTTCTTCTTCGTCTTCGTCCTTGTAGACATCTTCGCGATACTTACCACGATACAGCGAGTCGCTGTTTACTGTGCCGAAAGAATCGTTCGGCTTGTTGGCACGGTGGCCTCTTACTTTATTTGCCATTTATTTACCTCACTCGCGGGGCCACTTGGCTGTGGGTAGCCGCTCCGGTTGTGCTGGGGCCGCAAACTTGCGGGTAGCCAGCGAATCTTTTATAATAAGTTATCTAATTCTGTTTTTACTTTTTTCAGGTAAGCTTCGGTGTTGTTTCCGTAGCTCTTAATCCATTCAGCAAAAGAATCAGCATCTGAAGCTTTTTGTTTCACCACATACTCAGCAAGCATGGGGTAATACTTTTCGTGAAGTTCTCTCGGTATTTCACCCGCACCGAGGGGACCGTACAGTTTCTTTACAGCGTTGCTTATTTTTACAGGGGTTCTGTTATCTTCTGGGCCGACGTACTTTTTACCTGTATTGCGTATGTTCACAACGTCGATGCCCTGTGCAATAAAGGCATTGATGTAATCACCAAATCCCGGATCAAATTTAATCTGTCTAGCTACGTTGCTGTTTCTTTCTAGCAAGTCCGCTACTGTTTCTCCGGTTATTTGATGGGGGCCAAAGGCCGAAGACCTTTTTCCTTTTTTATCAGACTTGGTGAATATATAGCCACCGTTCTTGTTTTCGTAGCCTTTGGTTTCGACAGCCTGAATAGCAGCCATCACATCGCCTACACGATATCCGTGTGCGGTATCATCCAATCCAGTTGGGACTGGACCAGTATCGAAGGGTTCCTGTTCGATAAATCCTTGAGAAACAGGTGCCGTGACGTTGAGACCGGACTTCATCAACTCAACTGTTGACAAGGGTCCGGCATAACGCATGGACACATCGCCGCCGTCGTATCTATTTATGAAACCACCAGACCGAGCCTGCATAACTTGAGGCTGTCCATTTTCTTGGATGCGTTCGCGGGTTTCCGGCTTGCCACGATTGTTGATCTTGTTTAGGCGATCATAGCCGATAATTTTGGAAAGGTGGGGAGCAACCACGACTTCACCGCGCGATATCGCCACGTCTATTAGTTTAGCACCATTTCCTTGTTTGTCAACCACTATCCCCCGCCTAAGTGCTTCTTTATGTGCATCTAACAGCATCGTGCGAACGTCGTCGGTTCCCATGTACTCGGCTGCTGCAGCGTTGATTACGAACGCGCCTTCCGGAAGCTGGGTCTTTTTGTCGTCGGCTACGGTCTGACCTTCGGGGACTTGGTCCGGTGGACGTTCTACAAAGCCTGACGCCATGCGGGGTGCGCCACCCATAGCGAGGCCGACGCGGCCGCCCTGCCTATATTCGCCAAATCCGAAGTCAAAATCATCTTCGGTAAAGTCAGAATACGATTCTGCAATGTCGTCGGCTATTTGCTCGTCAATCTCTCTCTGCTCATCCGCCATACGCTGTATAGTTTCGGCGCTTGTTTTTCCCTTTTCCTGAACGTCTTGTTTGGCTTGCTCATACGCCTCATTTCTGTAGTTCCCTGCCATGATGTTGTCTATAAAGGTGTTAGCCTTTGCGCTCTTACTTTGCCTAATAGCCCCGGCAACAGTAACTCCGCCTGCCCTAGCTCGGGCTAGAGCGTCACTCATCTCTGCAGGGCTTATGCCGTGCGTTGTTGCAGCCTTTTTAATCATGTCACTACGAGCGTAAGCTCCTGAAGCTCCGCTAGCAGCCCCTATGAACCTCGGATCGTAGACAGTGCCGTTGGCGCGGATAAAGCCGTCCATCGGGTTGCTAGATACCTGTAAACCTCCAGAGGCGACCACAGTCTGACTTTTGCTAGGATCGCTCATGTTGTAGCGGCCCTGAGTAGGATCGTAACCCTTGCTTATGGCCTCTAAAGCCCTGACAGTTTCGTGATCCATGCCCTGCATGTTGCCCGTGTACGTGCCGGAGCCGGGCGCGCGAGTGATCCCGAAATCACCCAAAGTTACAGCAAAGCCCGTGTCAGCGGCCCCAGCAGTCCGCGCAGCCCTGATAGCATTTAAGTCGCCATACTGCTTCGAGTGAACCATGTCGGCAAAGGCACCCGTTAAACCTGTGGGTCTGTAGCTGTCCTTGCCAAAAGCATTCTTTACCGTCATGCCCATTATGGCTTCAGGAGAATCTTTGAGACGTTTAGCACCTTCTTTCATTGCCCCTGACAAACCCTTGCCGAGTTGAACATCCCTGTCAGGATCGAACATGCCCTCATAGACATTCTCCACAAGAGAAAGTCTGTCGGTTTTGTCTGAACTCTTTAAGTAGTCAGAATAGCTACCGCCTGTATCAGGTATGTCAAAGGATATCTTGCCGCTGGCACTTATGTCCCCGCCCAGAGTAGGCCGCGTAGCAGCCAAGATAGCTGACGGAGCTTGGGGACTCGGATCATCTTCGCGCACTTCCTCTCCGACTTCGGGGGCTGCAGTGACTCCGACACCCGTCTCTTCTTTGAGACTACCCGTCTTCGGCCCGAGAACCTGTGCGAAGTAATTGACCGGACCCGCCTGATACTGTTCTTGGGTCAAAACCTCTGGTTCAGTAGCAGTGTAGCCCGGATAAGTACCGTCATCAGGAAATAAGGATACGCGGTCAACCATTCTTCACAAGTGCCTCGTGATTATCTTTAAGTTTGAGGAGCATTTCCAGTAAAGCCGCCTTCCCCTGCAGTTGGCGCAGTTCCGACTCCGATTGTGCCGTTACCAGACCCTTGAACGTCTGTTCCTTCAGGACTTGGAGATACTCCTCCAGCCCCGTCCATACCTGCGGGTTGCTGACCAGCGGCCCCACCAGTCTCGCCTGCTCCTTGCTGTACATTTGCCATCAATCCTTGTAACATCTTTGCATAGAGTTGAGCCTCGTTCGCATCGTTGACCAAGCTATCCGGATCGATGTCCTGAGAGATAGCCAACTCGCGCATAAGGTTCGGTATCTTGATAAAGGGTGCCAGCATCGGGTTGGCTACTGTCTGCAGGAGAGAAGTGAGTCGCTGGGTGCGAACCTCCTTCTGCATCACTGCGGCTACACCGCGTGGCTTGATCTCCAAGTCTCCTTGGATGTCTTCTGCTTCATCATTGAATTGCATGTTCCACTGGAAGTACGCTTCGCCCAGTGGCTTTAAAAGAAAGTCGTCGATATTCTTGATGACCGTCTTCATCGACAAGCCTGCTGAACCCATCAGCATGGACAAGCCCGCTGCCGTGCGTCCTGTGCCGGTAACCCCCGTCTGACCGTGTATGATAGACGGTATCCCTGTTTCTTCGTCAGCCAGTTGACGGCTAATCTGATACATCTGCAGGTTTTCACCAGCCGTGTTCGGGAACTTGAGGCCGTTAATGGCTGTGCCCGTGACGCCCGACTGACGACGGAATATCTTGCCGGGGAAGATGTCCATGTTTTGTCCGGGCACAAGGCTGGCTTCGTCTACGTCAAAGACAAGGTTGCCAGCAAGGGCAAGGTTGTCGATAGCCATACGAACGTGACCGTTCATCAGCTTCTGTGCATCCTCCATGTTCTCCGCTACGCCAACGCCCCACAGTTGATAGGGGTTAATCTCGTACGGGAACACCTGATATGGAATGCGGGCTGGTGTGAACGGGTTGAGGACACAGCGAATAACCATGCTGCCACAACCCCAGACGTTGACCTGTACTTCGTCAAACTCCGACATCTGGTCTGCGCCTTCGAGGCCAGCCTCTTTAGCTAGTTTGGAATCTAGGACGCCCCAGTATTCCAAAACCTCAAAGCGGTTACCCTGATAGTACGGCTCGGTCTCATCCTCGCGGATGGTATCCTCGTAATACTTGTCTTCGTAGTTTGGCCCCTTAGCAAGGCACTCCTGAATAGCTTCCGAATTGAAGTAGGGACGCTTGATGAGGGCGCGAAGTTGCTGGCGGTTCATGCGGTGGCGTTCAACAACGTACTCACAATCATCGACACTGGTTGCAGCAGGATCAGGATGGAAATCCCAAGCCGACACCATTTCGATGCGCGGCACAGTCTTTTCCTCTGGCATGTATTGCCGCTCTCCGGAGTCGCCCCGCTCCCAGCGGTGCAGACGCTTGTAGAAATTGAACGGCCCCTTGACGACACCGGTTCCCAGCAAGCACGACTCGAAGATAGAACTACGCAACACGTTTACAGCGTTCGTGTCGAGTAGCTGGTCGTGGATAGTTTTCTCCATGCGGTGGGCTGCAATCTTGGCCGGTTCGATCTGCGGCTCACCGATCTTGGCTGGCCCCTCTGCCAGCGGCAACTGCCCGTATTCGCTCTGTAAGCCTCCTAGAAAGGCTTTAGCGTCTTCCGCCTGCAATGCCCCGGGAGCAAGCTCCCTGCCGTCTCCTGCGAACCCGTAGGGGTCTTGAGGCTGCATCTGGTCGAGAGGGGTCTCCATGTGAGCAAACTCCGCGATGCCCTCGGGCACGGGAGTGGACTCGACGACCAGCGGAAACTTCTTGTTCGCAAACAAGATGTCGATGATCTGACCGTAAGCTGCAAGGACTTTCGTCTTTGTGATCCGGATGAAGACTTGTGACTTCTCCGACTCGCGGTATTGAGTCGTAGAGTCGTAGATGCCTCGGAAGTTCTTGTATGACTGGAGCCAGCGTTGCTCGTGAGCGTAGCGGCCATTTTCAGCATCTTCGAACTTGGACTTGATATAGGCAGCAAGTCCGGGCATCTGCTCTTCGGGATTGAGCAGACTTACAGCGGTATCATCCGCTGGCTGGAGAAAATTATCTTCTGACATGTCTTAGTAGTCGCGTTCTTCGGCCATACGCATAACGGAAGCATCCACAGTCGTTTTCGACTGCTTCTTTGGCATATCTTCCGTCAAGACACCCTGTGCGGTCTTGGTATCAAACTCAAGTCCCTCACGGTACAACTGGTTTGAACCCATAGGATCATCCACCGACGTGTTTGGTGAATTCATTATATAGGCCGCGCCATAATTGTAGTTATTGTCTGGCATCGGGTTTCTCCCTTTACTTAACGATTGATGAAGCCTGCTTCTTGGGCAGGGGCAGCTTCGGGTTCCCTGTTTTGTGAAACGAATCCGGCATCAGCATCGGGCAGCGGTTGGGTGCCTCGTATCTGACGAAGTTCATCTTCTGTGTATCCCAAACCGGGCTGGACCTCTGCAAGCTCGGGTCCGGCTGTGGCTGTGGGTTGCATAATCATCGGAATGGCAGCAGCAGGCGCTGCGCCGAGGCCGACAGCCCGTGCGCCAACTTCCATCGCAGTCTCGGCAGCGAAGGCAGCAGGCTCGGTTGCAATTTGGCGGACGGTCTCTACACCCAAAGCACCGGCAAGGACTTTGAGTCCCTTCTTGCCGAAACTATCAATGATTTTTGAAAGATCAAGATTGTTGCGGGCAAGTTGGTCTTGGAGTTCAGGGGACGGTCCAGCTTTGACTGGTTCTGCTTTGACTGGTTCGGGGGTCTTTTCGGCTACAGGCAGATCGAAGTAGCCTTCGTATCCGGGGGTGGCAGTGGTGATTCGCTCTGTTGGCATCGGGATGCGTTCCCCAATATCGAAACCAGCCTCTGTCGCGGCATCGCCCCAAAAGCTTGCGAACATATTTGCGTTTGCCCTGTCAACCTCGCCAACTGCGCCGGGAAAAGCTTGCTGGTACGTTGTTAGTTCGCCCGTGCTGCTTTTACCCGCTGACTTGAGGCTACGACCTTGAAGATAGGCGAGGCGATCTTGATCGATGCCAATAGACTGTCCGACTGTAGCGTGAACATTCCGAAGAAGTTGTGAACCCTTCTTGCCGGTGAAACCTCTGGGAGCGAGAGTGTCGAAGTAACGATTTGTTGCTCTATCAAATGCAATATCTTTGACTTTGACTGTCTTCAAGAGATCAGTCATATCGCCCGAGTCCACAGGCTTTCCGTTCGCCTTGACAAAGAAAAACTCTTTGTTGCCAGCAGCTAGGTTCTGTTGTAAGATGCTATCCGCAACTGGGTTCAAGGGGATGTTGACAGCGCGGCCCTTTGCACCCTTTGCTTCTGATTCGATGTAGATAGCACCGCTATCAGGCTTGTAAGATGTTACTTTGAGACCTCCCGCAGCGTTAGGACGTAGGCCCGTATTTAAATTAAATATGATTGCTTGTGCGATAGGGCGAGTCTTTGGGTCGTCGAGATACTTTGCAACACCCGCGAACAACTGGCTCATCTTGGCCTTATCCGGATTGATTGCAACCTCAGAGACTGCCTTTGCAGGTTCGGAGCGCCCGAAGATTCGATTGTTGAGGTCCGTGTTTGGAGCCTTATCCGGAAGGAGCTTGTACTCCGGAGTGTCCGGGCCGTGCAAACCCTTGAGCGTCAGGCCAACCTGTCGCAAGTTTTGCATGGCAGTCTTGACGGTTGACGTGTCTTCGCTGTCCTTGAAGGTGCGGGCAAGCAGAGTAACTCCATCTGCATCCTTCTCAAAGAGACGCATAGCGGAGCCGGGTTCGTCTGCAATATTCTTGAAAAACTGCACTGAGGATGTGACAAAAGCGTCCCCACGTTTATTCTTCGTGGCGTACGCCTGTGCAACCTCGCGAATCGTCGCGGTCTTTGGATCGAGTTCTGCCATCAGTAACCAAATGTAGCATCAAAGGGCTTGAACGCCTGATCCTTGATGCCTTGAAGTGTTTTGTGTATAGCCTGATACCCCGACGTGCGCGTCATCACCATGTAGCGCAACGCATCGTACGCATGATCCTCTGCCTTTGTGTCTACATCTTCACTGTTGGTTTTGGAGAGAGGTATGCCTGATAGCTGCGCTATGGTGTGCTTGCACGTAGAGAATATTCGAAGACGTGGTTCGTTGGTGTAGGGGTCGTCAGCAAGCCGCCTGTGTAGTTCCATTTTTCCTTGAAGACGGTTGCGGTCTGAGGGAGTCCACCTAACACCAGCCCGCATCATTGTCTCTGCAATGGACGGGCCGAAGCCAGTCTTGTTCCAGCAGGAAGAGTCTAGAACTGTATAGTGTGGTAGTGGGTCTAACTCTTCCGCTTCTAATATCTTATCAGCTAGTTGCTCTGCTGTCAAGTGTTTTGCATATAATTCGCGATAAATCCAGATATTATTATCCCAGTCAATAGCCCCCCACAAAACGCACGAAGGACTTGCATACCCGTAGTCCGCCGCTCGTATACGCGGCCAGTTGGTTGGAAGCTCAAAATGTTCGACCACATGACGCACTCGTGAAAATTCGGGGAAGGCCGCTCCCTCCGCCACGTCCCAATCCCCTTCTAGGAGTCGTCTACGCTCGACATCCGGGAGCGACCTGAGCATGGCCTCGTACTGGCCGTCTGCCATCAGGTAGGGATTATCGGTCAACCGTGCAGGAACAAACTTGCGATAGAACAGCGGCTGACCTGCTTTTTCGTGGCCATCCGGCCACACGAATTCTTTTCCAGACTCTAAATCGTAGGCACCAAAAGGCTTATTTGATTCGCGGTGGTCAATGTACATCTTCTTGACCCACCAACCACCCACTCCTCCGGGGTTGGCTGTGCAGCGCATGCACAACTGTTGCTGGAGTTCAGGATCAGTAGAACGAAGGCGAGAACGCAGGTAATCCCAGACATAAGGTGTGGGGTACTGTGTAATTTCATCGATGCCAATCCAGTTGAATGCCTGACCCTGAAAGCGGGTCACGTCCTTGTCCCTGTCAAGATAAGTAAACCACATGGTCGCACCAGAAGGAAAGACCCATGTGGACTTGGACTCTCGGAACGTGGCCCCCGGAAATGCTTTTGGGTATAATTGCTTTGCTTTATCTATAAGTTCTG